GACAAGGTTAGTGTTGGAAAAATAACAATGCTTAATTCTTCATTATATACTCAGCCTACAGAGTTGTTCCCTTCATACACCCTAGAGGGTCAGACAATTAAAGCATATCCTTCTACAATAAAATTTAAAGGTCAATTACAGGCTGTATATTTCAGATATCCTAAAGTTCCAAAATGGACCTATATCACATTGACTAATGGAGAGCCTGCATTTGACCAGTCACAAACTGACTATCAAGACTTTGAACTTCCAAACGAAGATGGTTATAAATTGGTCACAAAAATACTTGAGTATTGCGGTATATCTATTAGAGAAACAGAGGTTACTCAATTCGGTATGGCTCAACAACAACACGAACAGCCTACGTTTAGTATGCAACAATAATAAAAAAAATGGCATATATCTCTCAGTACGAATATTACGAAAATAACGACAGTAACCCTACAGATGCAAATTGGGGTTCGTATCAATATGTAAGTTTAAATGACATAGTAAATAACTTCTTGCTGATGCACACAGGGAACCATTCCTTGATTAATAACGAAGAAAGGTACAAAGTTATATTTCACGCAAAAAGAGCTATACAGGAGCTTAATTACGATGCGTTCAAAGAAGTTAAAGTGTTAGAGCTTAATGTTGCTGATTCTTTAAGATACGTTCTTCCTTCTGACTATGTTAATTGGGTTAGAATATCTTTGTATAAAGACGGTTATCTTAGGCCGCTTACCGAGAATATTCAAGCTATATCTTCAAATGCATACCTTCAAGACCAGCAAGGGAATATATTGTTTGACCAAAATGGAAATATTCTTAGGCCTCAATACTCTGATATTGACTTTGATAGACTTATGAAGTTAAAGAAAAGTATTTATTTAAACCAGGGAAATCAATTTCACGGCTCCGAAGGGATAAACTTTGAGGGGATGTGGTATTTTGATTATGGGATTAAAACTTCATTTGGTTTAAATACAGAGACGGCTAACTTCAACCCTACTTTTAAAATAGATAAAAAAACTGGAGTTATAAATTTTGATTCAAGCATGGCCGGTGAACTATGTATTTTAGAATACATTTCAGACGGAATGGAAAATGGAGATAATTCATTAATTACAGTAAACAAAATGTTTGAGGCGTATGTTTATGCCGCTATAAAATATGAGATATTGAACTCAAAATTTGCGGTTCAAGAATATGTAGTGAATCGCGCGAGAAAAGACAAGACTGCTTTATTGAGGAATGCAAAAATAAGAATAAGTAATATTCATCCAGGGAGACTCTTGATGAATTTAAGAGGTATGGATAAGATAATTAAATAAAATGGCGAATATCACAAGAAATTTTTTAGCTGGTAGAATGAATAAAATCATCGACCAACGAGTTCTTCCTGATGGTGAATATGTTGACGCTATGAATATTAGAATGGGGTCTACCGAAGCTTCAGAGGTTGGCGTTATTGAAAACACTAAAGGTAATTTACCATTAACTCCATTGGCTTATTTAGATGGCACTCCATTAAGTGTAAATGCTAGATGCATAGGTGCTATGGAAGATAGTGCAAATGAGACTATATATTGGTTTGTACATGACTCTAATTTCCCTGTTGGAGCCACTGGTAAATTAGACTTAATAGTTTCATTTAATGTACTGACCAACATACTTACTTATCACGTAATTAGTATAGATGATGGAGATGGAATAAATACTACATTAAATTTTAATTCATCTTATCTTATAACAGGTGTAAACTTGATTGATAATTTATTGTTTTGGACTGACGACTACAATCCTCCAAGGTTTGTAAATATCAAACCTACAAATAATAGATACCCTAATCCTCTTACAAATATTGACTTGCTAGACCCAGAAGCAATACTTGTTATAAAAAAACCACCAACAAGTGCTCCGACTGTATTGCCAATTGTAACTAGCGGTCAAGAGAACTACTTGAAAACAAGATTTCTCTGTTTTGCTTATAGGTATAAATATATTGATGGAGAGTATTCGGCTACATCGCAATGGTCTAATATTGCGTTTATACCTAATCAATTTCAATTTAGTGTAAATAGTATGCTAAATGAAGGAATGACTAACTATGCTAACGCAGTAACAGTTACTTATAATTCAGGAGGTCCTTTAGTTGTAGGTATTGACTTATTGTTTAAGCAATCTGAGAATAATATTATCAAAGTAATTCAGAAAATAGATAGAGCTAGAGACGGAATAACTGCTAATAATTCTTCGTATTCTTTTACATTTAGTAATAGTAAAATATTCACAATATTAAACGAAGCTGAGATATTAAGGCTTTATGATAATGTTCCTCTTTTAGCTAAAGCCCAAACTATTATGGGCAATAGACTAATGTATGGAAATTACATTGAAGGTTTTGATTTGATTACAAAATACAATCAACCAACTAGATTAGATTATACTGCAAATTTATCTTCTGTACAAGTAGGTTCAGAAAGCGTGCCTGACAATACTGAAAATGGATTTTATAACATAGACCCATCAAATATAAATACAGAAGTATTTGACTCTATTGTATATATTGATTTAGCCGGATTAGCTCTTGATGAAGGGTCTTCGATATCTGTTAGTTTATTGATAGACCATTCTCTTTTTACAGGGTTCCCTACATTTCCTTCAGAAACAAATACAAGTATAGAGCTTATTTTTACTTTTATACTAACAGATACTTACGCTAGCGTATATGATATGGCTACTAGTAGTATATTTCAAGAATCTATAGGTACTTCTTTAAATATAAACCCAGTATATAGTCCTGACCCTGCAGTTTCTTTATCTTGTGATGGAAGTACTTTAACAGATACATTTAACTGTTTATTAGCTCAAGTACTCGGAACTTATGAAAAATACGGAAGTGGAATAAATGGTACTGGACAACCAATAAAAATAATAACTACTCCTGGAAGTACTCAAATAGGTTTTCAATTAGTAGCAATGGAGTATGTTAACGACGTAACTGCTCCAACTGAAAAAATTTTTGAATATTATACCATCACACAATCGGTTGCTGTATATCAAAAAATATCAAATCCATCTAGTTTACATAGCAATAGAGGATACGAGATTGGCATGGTATATATGGATGATTTTTTAAGAAGCACTACGTCTCTTGTAAGCCCTAATAATGCTGTATATATTCCTTGTAGCGCATCCATAAATAAGAACTCAATATTAGTTAATATACCAACAAGTCAAAGAGCTCCTTATTGGGCTAAGAAATATAAGTTTGTAATTAAACCCGATGCTGAAAAGTATGATATAATATATAGTAATTTATTTTTTCAAGACCCTGAAACTAATGCAGCATGGTTATTAATGGAAGGAGAAAACATTAGAAAAGTAGAAAGCGGAGATAGGCTTAATGTAAAAACAGATACTAGAGGTCCAATTCTAAATTGTATTCAAACAACCATTCTTGATAAAGTACTTCAATTTGAGAATTTTATAGCTGTATATAATCCTAATAATGTACAAATTAAAGTACCATCAGGATTATATATAAAATTAAATCCAAATAATTTTTCATTAGAAATAGGCCCCAATACCATAATAGCCCCAGGAACTTTTACAGATTATGCTAGTGATGGTAAGCATGCATTTTTGTCTTATCCAATGAATGAATCAGTACCTGCAGACCCATTAGGGCCTAATCCTACTTGGACATTTGCCGATTATAATATCCCTGCAGGAACTACTATCCAATGGACTACAAATTGGCTTAGACCGGGTGTTGGAGGTTCTTGCGAAAGAAGGGGATATGAACTTACTAAAAGATATACAGCTTCTAGGGATTACGATAATATGTACGACTGGTTTATTGGAGACAATATAAAATCTACTATAAACTCTGGATATTCTATAGACGGAGAGAGTAATCAGTTTATGAAGGGAACTGATATACCTATGCAGTATAACTACACAGGCGTTACTACATCTTTAGCTACCAATAAGTTAATATCAGTAGGGGCAAATTTTTCTAAAGAAATATTAGTAGGGAACAGGGTTTATGCAGGAATTTCTACAATTTTTCCGTATGCTTATGTTGTTAGTGTTGATTCTCCTGACCAAATAACTTTAAGTTCAAATATTTTCACAACTATTGGACAAAATTTTATATTAAAATTTGCTCCTAGTACGTCTATTAATTATTGGAAATTTTATAGAAACACAGTAACAAATGAGTTGACTGTAAGATGGAGTAGTACAAATAGCTGTACCGGAGGGAATAAAAGCTATAAATATTCTCGTAGAATAAATATATATGGAGATATTCAAGTATTTAGGTCAGACAATTTAATTTCTTTTGAAACTGAACCTACAGACGCTTTACCTAATGTGTTTTTTGAAAACAACTTATCTTTTGACATTGATGACGAAGGAAACCACATGGGTAATGTTGCAAATCAAGACATAGCAGGTGGAGTTGATGGTATTGTGGATACTGGTTTTTTTAATTGTTTTTCATTTGGAAATGGTGTAGAGAGTTATAAGATAAGAGACTCTATTCTAGGAGTATCTTTCAATCTTGGAGAACGAGTTACTACTGTTGCTGCTCAAGACTATAAAATGTCTGATAGATTTTCTGACATCATATATAGTGGTGTATATAATGGAGAGAGTAATATAAATAAGCTTAATGAGTTTAACTCAGGACTATCTAACTTTAAACATTGCGAGTCTTCATTTGGAGATATACAATTATTAGACGGAAGAAATACTGATATTCTTGTTTTGCAAGAAGATAAAATATCTTACGTTTTAGGAGAGAAAAATTTATTATCCGATGCTAGTGCCGGAGGAGTAATAACAGCGTCTCCTGAGGTCTTAGGTACTCAAATAGCACGTACTGAAAAGTACGGAATAAGTTTTAATCCTGAGAGTTATATTCAATGGGGTTCAGATAGGTTTTTTACAGATGCAAAAAGAGGCTCTGTAATACAATTAAAAGGTGGTGATACTCAAATGGAACAGTTAATTACTGTATCTAATCAAAATATGAGAACTTGGTTTAGAGATGTGTTTAACAATACATTCAATAATCAAAAGATAGGAGGGTTTGACCCTTACATGAATGAGTATGTTTTAGTAGTTAACGATAAATCACTACCATTAAATCCGCAATGTTTAAACTGTGGTGTAATTCAGACTTTTACATTCTCTATTATTGCTCCGGAGACTTCAAAACAACAAGTGTACTGTGTTGATTTAGGAGCTGCTGTAGGACTTTCTTATATAAATTGGGAATTAGTAAGTATTAGTGAAGGCGCTGAATTTACAGTTACTGTAGATTATAACGGAACCACAGCTACGTCTGGACCAGTTGTAATAAGTGGTAATATATCATTCTATAAAGATTCAGTATCTGAAGAGACTGCTCAAATAACCTTGACGTACACTGGAGATATCATTGTAAATATATTTGCAGACTGTCCTGTTCAAGAAGAAATGACTATTATTGAAGTTGTTTTAACTAATAACTCAGAGGCAGGCAAAACAATCCATACTCAATATAGATACTCTCAAGGAGTATTTATAGGGCCATTGTTTTCTAATCTTGTTTTATTTACAACAGGCCCAGGTATTCCATTGGCATCAAGATATAATACTATAACAGGATTTGTTGGCACCGGAGGTTTTCCTCCTGAGTTTAGCACAATGAGATTGTCTACTAACAAAATATCTCCTGATAATTTTGATTTTAATACTTTTCAAAATAAATTCAGATATTTAAGAAGCGCATCATTGTATGATAACAATAACGTAGACCTTCAAACTATGTTATTTTATTCTACAAATATAAGCCCTATAGGTGGAGCTGCACCTACATTCTATGGAGACTTTAGTGTTCCAACAAATGCATTAGGTCAATATTTATATTTGATATGGGATTTAAGAAATGCTACAGAAGCAGAGTTGTGTTATAATGAAACTTCAAATAATTGTTGTGATTGTACTTTATATACTTATTGGTTAGATGGTTCTTTTACCTCAGCAACTTCTATATATGATGACTCAAATCTTGTACAAATAGCTAATAATGGATTTTATTCTTTTGATGGAACTGTAAGAGAATTACTTGACGGAGTGCTATT